ACGGCACAAGGTCAAAGACGCTGATTCTTTCAATCCGGCTTTCAGCGGGGCGGGGTATAGGCTCCCCGCCGCTTGCCGCCGCTTTCGACGCGTCGCTTAAAATCTGATTCAGATTGAATTTTGCCATAATGTACGCCCCTTTCTGTCCGATTCGGACACGTTATTTCTTGCCGCGCTCCAAATACTCCCGCACAAATGCTATATAGTCCATTGCGGCCCCGCTCCGGCGGCTGTATTCGGCAATGGGGGATTCTGCAAAGGTGCTTTCCGTGACCTTTTCCGAATAGCGAATGTGCGTGTCGAAAACCGGGTATTCCGGCTGGCTCCGCAACCACTCTTCGCCCTGCTTGTCCGCGTCCGTCCGCTGAAAACAGGTGATAAGGCAACCCGCCAGCCGCAAGCGGGGGTTCAGGTCGTCCCGCGTGTCCTCGATCTGTTCTTTCAGTTCTGCTAAACCGTCAAAGGCGTATTTGTCAATCTTGATCGGAATAATCACGTCGTCGGACGCGACAAGGGCGTTTATGGTCGAAATATTTATGTCAGGGGCATTGTCTATCAAGCAATAGTCATATTCGCCCGCTATGGGGTCCAGCGCGGCCCGCAAGCGCGTTTGTTGCGGGCGGGTGCTATCCATCATAACTTCCAGATTCGCGCGAATCAGCGTCATATTAGCGGGCAATACGTCGATACCCTCGAAACGGGTTTTCTTTATGGCTTCGTGAATGTCCAGCCGCCGCGCGGTCAGTACGTCCGAAATGCTCTTGTCGTCGTAGGAATGAACCCCGAACATTTTTGACGTGTTGCCCTGCTTGTCGTTATCCACAATCAACACCCGCTTACTGTGGAAAACTGCCAGAACGTGGGCCATGTTGTCAGCGGTCAGCGTTTTTGCAACGCCGCCTTTCAGGTTGATAATTGAAATGATTTTCACCGTGCAAACCTCCTATTTATTTTTTTGACCCGCTCGACGAGCTTTGTTACTGCTGAATCAGCCGAAAGCGCACTTCCGGCGGCGCGTCTTTAACCTCAATCGGGGCATACTGCCCGGAACGGTCAAGTTCAAACCGAAATTCAACCTTGCCCGTGCGGACGTAATGAACGCACGCAATGTCTGTGATCGTGTGGACCTCTCCCGCCGTGTCCCTGATTTTGTCGCCGATTTCTAACGGGCAATAAGCGTTGAATTGTGCCGTAATCATTTCTTTTTCCCGCCTTTCCTCTTTTTCTTCCCCCGGCTGTGCCGCGGCGGGGAAGAGGGCGGCGGGGCTTCCTGCCGCTTTACCTCTTCGCAAATGACTTCGATTTCCTCCACGTCCGCCGGGTCAAATGTCAAAACGCCGGGCGGCTCATAGTTCCCCGCTTTCCAATCCAGCCGGAACTTTTCAAAATCGTTCTTGTAAATGGTGTACGGGTGGACCTGTTCGGAATAGTAAATTGCTTTCATCATGCGTTCGTCGTCCGTCGGCTCCCAATTATGCAAATGATAGCTTTCGTAATTGTCCCAATCCCAAAGAGAAAGCAAAACCACCAGCCCGTCGAACTGTTCATTCGCCCTCTGTATGTTCTCAAAATCCCGGTATGTCATGCCCTGCCCGGCATACTGCGCCCGGATTTCTTCAATGCTCTTGCCGCCCGTTTTCAAGCGGCAACGAACAACTTTCGGTTGATAGGTCATTTATTTTCACCGTCCTTGTTATGTTTCAAAAAGGTTCCCTTGTGTGTCGTCCCGCTCCAATGGGCGGACAGGCGGCGGCGCGTCAAGAACCCTGCGGCATTCCCGCGTGATCTCTTCAAGCCGCGTCACGAATTTTTCGTTCACAACTTTGTAAGGGAAGATCACCGCCGCAATCAAAAGGCCCGCTTTTGCCGCGATATAACTTTGACCGTCCGGCGTGACCCGCTCGTAAAGCTGTATCATGTCCAGCACGTCCTCCAATGGGGCAAGGTATTTCCGCTGAATGAAGATGATTCCGCTTCGTGTCTTTAGCGGTTGCAGTTCTGCGCCGCCGTAGATGATCGAAAAGTCGTCGTCGCTTAAAACCCGCTCCGCTGGGTCTGTGTCGTCCACGTTGACCGCTTCCGGCATTTCAGATCGCCGAACAATGATGTTTTCCCGCTGTTTCTCCGATATGTCGAACACGGCACAAAGGGTTTCTTCGTCCAGTATGGGAAGTCCGTTCAACGGGTATATCGCGTAACCGTCGCCCAGCCATTGTGTGATCTCCCCTGTGCTGTCGATTTTGTCAAACAGGCGGAACCCCTTTGCCTTGTTGCATAGGGCAACAACCTTTTTTAGCTTCATTCCGCGTCCCCCTCCCAATTCCACCAGCCTTGTTTGCCGCGGGCCGGAACGGGCTTGTCGAACATGACGGGGTTTTCAAGCACCCATGCGAACCGCCCCGGCGAATAGTCGCCCAGCACCCGCTCCCGCTCGGTCAGTGTGTGCATGATCTCTTCCACGGGGACGCAATCGACAATTTCAACCGTGCCGATCACCGCGCCGTAATGAAGCGCATTCCCCGCCGCCGGAATGACAACAACGGTCATATCTTCAAGAGAAATTCTTTTCTTTCCTGCATGAACCGCGACGCGGCCCCGAATGCTTGTCCGCCGTGGGCGGGTTTCGTAATGTTTCAGCCCCGCAACGGTCGCGTATGCGTAGGGTTGATAAACCGTGTAGGCTTTCACGTCTGAACCTCCTTTTTTCCATTGTAGACAACCACCATTGACGGGAACGGGGCGGGGGCGTATGCGTTGCCCTCTTCATCGGTGAAGCGCAACCGCCCGCGAATGAACCTGATTTCAGCTTTCCCGTATATGTAGTCGTGAAAGTATGTTGTGTCTGTCCGGGCCGGAATCAGCAAAACGACGGTCGCGCCGTCCTGCGCTTCTTCATAGGCTTTGCGAACCCACTTGCCGACTTCGCGCCCGTATGGAGGGTTACAGAATACAGCGCCCCCCCCCCCGCAACTTTCCACGGGCTTTTCAGCCCGTCGGTTTCGGGTGTGTAGTACGCCGGGCATTTCGCACTTTTCGCCGTCGCCGCCGCGTCAAGGGTGAAATGAAATTCACTGTTCAGCGCGTCGAAAAATGCTTGCGGCGTGCAATAGTCCATCTTCTTACTGCTGAAAAGCGCGGCGTTCATGCGTCCGCCCCCGTTTCGTCTGCCGTTCCCGCCGCTTTCAGCGTTTCGGAAACGTCGCCGGGCCGTGCGCCCTCGATCTGGACGTGCCAGCGTTCGCCGATTCTGTATGCTTCAATCTTCCGGGGCGGGTGAATGGCCTTGATAACCTCCGCGGCGGCATTCCCCGCCGCTACAATCAGAATCAGAAACCCGGCCCACGTCCAGAACCCCGAAAGAATGAATCTGATAAACTCCATGATTATTTCCCCCTTTCCAGTTTTTCCGCAATGTTTGTGATACCCTGCGCCGCTTCCCGAATATTCGCGTCGGTTCCTGCTGTGATTTCTAAAATCTTTGCAATATCCCACAATTCACGGGCCGCGGCTTCCGCGGTTTCTTTCAAGCAACACGGACAAACGGTTTCGCCCTCTACAATCTGCTTTCCGCATTTCGCGCATTCCTGCAATTTCACCGTCGCCACCTCCCTTAAAACGGTTTCCCGAATACGACAACGGTTCCAGTCAGCACCGCGCCGACGATGAACACAAGCCACGCCATAACAAGGGCAATCACGATATTTTCAAGCCACCCCGTCGCACGCAAGGCCCATTTCGCCGCCGTAAGCGGCCCACGCTTGCGCTGTGCGGCCCGCTTTGCTTCCGGGTCATTCCTGTTCAGGTCATACGTGTTGGCCTTAATAGCCGCCGTCAAGCGGGGCGTGAAGTGTCTTTTCACTGTGAAGATCGCCCAATAGACGGCGACAAGAATAATTCCCGCGTTCATGTTGATTCCTCCGTTCCGATCTTTGTTTGTGTGTCATAGTCCCAAAGGCGAATTTGTGCCATTTCCAACGCTAACCGCTCCGACGCTTTCACGTAATAGTCGCGGTCGATCTCAAAGCCGACAAACTCGAACCCCTGTCGCCAGCACGCAATCAGGCTTGACGCGCTCCCGGCGTGCGTGTCAAGGATTCTGTCGCCGGGGCGGGCGTAGTTTTTCAAAATCCATTCATACAGGCGGACGGGCTTTTGTGTCGGGTGTATGGTGTCCCCGTCCCGTTGCAGTTCTGCCCGATTGATAACGACAACCCGCGTCGGACAGTCAAAAGACGAATAGGCAAGTTCGCAATCGCTCATTGATAACCCGTGCTGGCCCTTGTCCCAAACCACCCAGCCCTTTGTCCCGCGTTTCAGCATAGGGGCAAAGTAATTCCCGCCGAAAATTATTTGATTCTCCGAAACCCGTTCCAGTTCGCGGAAGTATTCAGGCGGCGGCGTTTCTCTGTCCCAGCCCTTGCGGGCGTGAAACTTGCGGTTGTGCTTCACGTTGTTATGTACCCGCTTGCGCTGTCCGTCATGCCCGATACCATAAGGCGGGTCGCATATAGCAAGCTGAAAGAAACCGTCGGGAATTTCTTTCATCGCTTCCATACAATCAGCGTTGTAAAGGCGGTTCAGGTCAAACACGGCTTATTCCTCCCCGCGGCCCCTTAACGCCAGCATTTTCTCCCGAACCAGCTTGTCAACTACCCTGCCCGGCGTTTTCTGCCCGCTGATCTGCATAAGCCGTTCAAGGTTGAACGCTGTTTGCGGCGTAACCCGAACCGTTAATTTCCGCTTGTGCTGTTTCTGCTTCTGCATTGTTCCCGCTCCTTTCGTGGATATAGTCAAGAAAGAGAACCGCGCCATTGAACCGCACGCGCCACGGCTCAACGTCCGCCGCGGTCACATACTTTCGCCCGAATCGGGCTTTCATGTCCCGCCATACGGACCACGGCACGAAAAAGAATTTGTCACCGATCCCGGCGCATACTGCGGCAACCGCACCGCGGGCGGCGTGACGTTCCAGCGCGTCCCGCTGTTCCTCTGTCAGAACGTCCCGCTTCATGCGGTCTGTCGTCGTGTACTTTGCTTCAAAGACGATTGACCGCCCGCCCGCAAGGGTCCCTTGAAAGTCCGGCTGGGCGCGGGCCGTGAACCGTCCCTTGAAAATCCCGTCGCGGCTTTTCTCCATGACGCGGAACGGTTCGGGGGTCTTGTCCACGTCGGCCCGCTCCCGCTCCGAATACAGGGCGCACGCGGCTTTTATGGCTCCCTCGAAAAAATGCCCCTGCGCGTTATTGACCTTGTTTTGATATTGCAGGGCCGCACGCCGCTTGTCGATCTGCATTTGCTATTCCTCCAATTTCTCTTTCATTCGTTCGTCGTGATCGCGGCACGGGAACGGCTCTGAACGAAAGCATTCTTCGCAACAATCGTCGCAAGTAACTTGCCCGTGCCAGCGTTCGTACCCGCAAGGCTTGACCCGCTCGACGGGCTTTCCACAAACGGCACATATCAGGCCCCCGCCGCTTTCTTTCCGCTGTTCCTGCTGTGTCGCCCTCATGTCTGCCGCGTGAAGTTCGTACACAAGAGGGGAAACCGCCATTGCCGCCGAAAGCGTCCGACTTCCGCCGCGGGCCGCGTCGTCATACGCTCCCATGTGCCAGCGGATTGCAAGGGCTTCTTCATCGGTCAGCCGCATAAACCGTGCAATCAGGAAAACCGACTTTTCGCCGTGTCCGAACGGGAAGCGGTCGTTCACCTGATACCCGCCGCCGTCCTGCGGTTCGTAATAGTTCGCCTTGCAAATGTCATGCAGTAGGGCGCAAATGGCCCGGCTTTCCGCTGTTCCGGCGTTCTTGCGCGAAATCAGTTCGTAATAGACGTTTAGGCTGTGACCGACAAGCCCGCCGGGGAATGCGCCGTGATATTTCGTGCTTGCCGGGGCTGTGAAAAAGTCTGTGCTTTCAAGCCATGCCATCAGATCAACCGCGCCGGGGCGGTTGATCTGCGACGTGAAAATTTCTTTGAATCGTCCTTTGTTCGTCATTGCCGCAACCTCTTTTCTGCGCGTAGTACAAATTATAGGCATTGTTGCAACCTCCGTTCTTTGTGCCGTGTCAGGTATTCGGCCCAGCTTTCTTTCAGGTAGCACCGCCCGTATACAAACCGCTGGGCAAACTCTTTTTGTAGGGCGTTCGGAATAATGCCTTTTCGGTCGTTCCGCTCCGCCTGTGCGTAAAGGTTGATACCCTTTAACCGCTTTAGCCGCTCGACACGGTATGCGGCGTTTTCGATGTCCTTTGTCACAAGCAGATAACGGCGATTCTGCCCGTGTCCTTGTCCACTTCCCGGCAAACGGCAATCAGCCGCATTCGCGGTCGTTCTTCCGCCGCGGTCTGTTCCTGTTGTTCAGGTTCCCCGCAATCGCACCGTTCGCCCGCGTCCAAATGCGCCCCGCAATGGGGGCATTCCCTGTAAGGCTTTCCCATGATAACCACCCCTTTCTATTCTTTCTTTCGCAATTTCAGATAGATTGACCAGCCTGTGTAATCGTTATATTCGTACTGAACCCCGTAATCGCTGTCTGTCA